CGCAGGTATCTTTTTCGTATTCGATATGAACGTATAATCTGCAATTGTTACAGCTCTAATATCCTGCTTTGCATCTGAAACTGTACTTAAATAGTTATAAGCATTTGTTGCTGGAGTAACTGTTTTTGCTGCTCCTTCTAAGTCATAAACCTTGATTGATGAACTCGTAATAACTGCCAAATATTCTTCTACGTTATCTCTCAAAATACTGTGAATAAAACAATCACCAAAAGAGGAAGTCGATATTTCGGCTAATAACTCACTTGCATCTCTTTTCCTAAGTCCTTCCATGATGGAGGACATTCCATTAATCTGAATCTCTCCTTGAGATGGATCTCTTTGAGCATCAGGTTGTTGACTGATTCCCTGAGAGAGGTTGGGGATCGGATAAGAAACTAAAGCCATTAGAGTCGAATACCTGCACTAAGGCGACGAGTCATAAGCCCACTGGCAGGCTCATAAGTTCTAAATGGCAGTCGATCACGACCCCCTGTTAAAAGATTTGGTTGTTCCTGCCTTTGCTCCATTCTTTCTAAAGCCATCTGTGCATCTTTCTCATCTTGAGCAGTGAACTTATATGCAGCCTCATCACCTAAAACACGAGCAACAAATACACGAGCAGATCTAATTGTTACCCACCTGTTGTAAGACTCTGGAGTTTCTTCCCATGACAACAACCAAATAACATCAGCATCTATCTTCTCTACAACCGTTTCCATTACATAAGAACGGTTTGTCGTGTCATAAAGCCTTTGTCCACGCAAGATGTAGCGATTGGCGTAGAGATAAGGATCTAATGAAAACTCAACTACATTTGTCGGTATCTCAATCTCTCCTGCAGTATTTTTTGAAAATGGATAGCAATGTTCTGTATTCCAACTCCACCCCTTAACTTGCCCTTCTTTATGAAACTCAAGAAGAGTTCTTTCTGCTATTCGAGCATCTTGTATTTGCGTTAAATCAAGAGTGTTGACTGGCTGTTCACCAATACATTCCAACAAGACATTTACTCCATCTAAGAGCGTTGTTCTCCCTGGAGTTACCTTTTCATTTGCTAGTCCCATAAGTTTGCTACAGCCTCGTAGCCTTCAGTGTATTAGATATAAAAAAAAGAGGCCAGTTTTAGCTGACCTCTTAGCAGAGAATTTACAAGTTAAGGAATAACAATCTTCGCTGCAGCTTCTGCACGAAGAACTCCCATGCCGAGTGCTTGCCTTGCGACAAGTAAATCGGATTGGTGTACCACCCTAAATTCTTCGCCTGTCATTTGAAGACTTGGAGAAAGAAGAGTAACAACACCAACTGCCTCTTTATTGAACACTAGACCTTTACACTTAGAAAGGTTCTGAGCGTAATCGGCATTATGATCACCCGCTACAAGTGAGTAATCAGCTTGTGTGACATGATTTGATGCAAAACATGGTATGCCAGCGACGCGCAATGTACGGCCATCAGCAATAGTTCCAGCTCCACCAAAGTCAGCATTAATAGCTCTACTTGATTGAGTTAATAGATAATAATCTGCTGGAGTAAATACAGCATACATATCATCAATACTCACATCTTTCTCTTCAAAACCAACTCTTAAATCAAAGAGCGCATTAACAAGAGCATCACCTTTTGCCTGACGAGTAGCACCTGACGCTGTGTAATCAGTACCGAGTGTAATTCCTTGTCCAGTTCTACCTGAGTTAGTAGATTTGTTTAAAGGCTCAGTGGTGTTACTTGCGGCTGCAAAGATCAATCTTGCAACACGCTTGTCGTATTCCACTGCAAGGGCTCTACCAAGTTCTTTTGTATAAATTTGTCTAACGTCAAAATATGACATTAGTTCATCAACTTGGTATATGGCGGCATCAGCTACCATCAACGCATCGAGTGAAATTACGCGCTCATTTAGATCACTTGGATCATTAATAGTGCCTGTAAGTTCAGTGCCTGGCTGATGATATGCAGCAACCATTTTACCCGTGATTGGGAAAGCAACGCTCTTCCCTCCACGAATATTTCTTTCACGAGTTTTACCTTTAAAAACTGTATTAGTCATAAAGGCATCTAGGATCTCAGCAGATCCTAATTTGAGCATCAGGGCTCTATCGGTATCTAATCCAGAAGCACCAGCACCCCAGGTGGCTGCTGCGCCCTTAATTTGACCCGAACGGCTTAAAGTAACAGCCATTGGTTAATAAATAAGATTTACGATTAGACCGCTTTATCCATCACTAACCCAGGTTGTCCTCCTTGAAGGGCCTGATGCTTAGGTGCGTTCTGGCTAAATATTAGCGTGGAAAGAGATTATCAGGACTATTTCTCAACAATTCCTCGAATTTTTGCCTGTAGGCACTATCAACATCGTAAAGTTTTTGACCTCGATCATTCTTTTTATTCATCGCATCAAGAACTTGTTGCTGACTCTTGAATGTTGATTCGGCTGGTGCATCACCACCCCCGTAGAGTTTTGGCTCTACAACTGAATCAGGAGAATTACGTTCTGCCCTCAATGCTCGAATAGCCCATTTCACTGCTTCTTTATTGCCAGAATCAACCAAACCATCAAAATCTTTAATCAAATCCTCGGATAAATTACTCTTAGCCCACCCTGCAAGCTGCTCAAACTGCTCTCTACCTCCAGCTTCATTCATTAACTCAGCTTCATCTGCTTCGCTGATCTCAGAGGCTCCTGCATCGGCTGCTTGTTGTGCTTGTACTTTCTGCATAAACATCGCAACCATTGGTTTGGTTACTCCAAGGGATTCAGCTAAAGCGTCATAGTGCTCACTTATATCCTCTCCTTGATCTCCTTTCCACATCAATTCAGTCATATCAATTCCTTTCTCCTTTAACTTCGCGACTCCTTCTTCTCCATAAAGTTGATTCGCTAATTCAGGAGTGTATTCCTCTCGTGTCTCTGGAGCCTTAAGCTCATTTGTTTGCTCAGGCTCTGATTCAGCCTTTGTTTCTTGGCTTTCTTGAGGCTTATTCTTCATCTTCTCAAGCTCTTGATAAGCTTTGATCAGATCTTCCTTAGAAGCATTCCTGAACTTCTCAGGGATATTTGCCTCTTGTTGTGCAGCTTCTTGTTCCTTGATGTAGTCCTCGACAATATTTTCTTGCCCAGGAGCTGCCATTCCCTCTTGACCTTCAGGAATCGTGATCTGAGGAGAGGTGTCAGGAAGTTGAGACTCTGGTTGAGAGGTTGGGGTCGTGGTCATCGTTACTGTTCGGTAGGTTGTTCTTCAGCCATTTGCATCTCTTGAGTTGTTTGAGCTGCATTGGCTAGGTTTTGTGGGTCAGCCATTTTTGAACGCAACAAGGCTTCTTGCTGCGCCTGTTCCTGTGCTGCCTGTTGAGCTTCTTGAGCTGCTTGCTGTTCTGCTTGCAGCTCTTGCTCAGTCTTAACCAGCCCTAAAGTGTCAATACCCATTGAATAGGCAAGACGGGTGATTAATTCGGATGGCTTCAAATAAGTAGCCAATCCTTCCGGGCCAATTGTTTGCCCCAGGGTCGTAGTAAACCGCACTAGCTGTTCTAAGTCGTTACCACGACCAACGGCTGCAAGACCCACTGTCATTACAACTTTTACTAATTCCTTCGGAAGCTTTGGAACCTTCCCTTCTCGCTGAAGAATATCCAGCTTTCTAGCTACATAAGGAACTTGAAACTCAGTCGTAAGGATTGAATAAATACTGCCCAAAGAGTTCTCTACTTGCAGTGCCTGTAACCGAACTTCTTCGGCTGTCACTCTTTCTGCGTCACGTTGATCTGCAAGCATAAAAGCCTGTGATAGCCTAGCTTCTATCTGTTGCTTACCTTGCATCGCTACAGATAGATCCTGACTTTTCTGAACTTGTAGAGCGAGAACATCGTTCGGATCCCCTGTAACAAACGCCCCATTTGGTGCTTTCGCGAGATCGTTTGCTTTCGTAACCCCTGACGGCTTGACTAAAAACAACACTTTCGAGGAGGCAAGTGCGCCTTCCGCGATTGCTTGACATAACGCTTCAACTGTTTGAAGGTCAGCAATAGCAGCAGATTCCACATATCCAACCCCGTAAGGTTGTCCAGCCACATGGGTCATCCTCAATGGCAACCAAGGACTAACATCTTTCGGTGCTCTACCTTCAGTACCAGGAATAATCTTGCCTTTTACTTCTTGATGCCAGGTAACTTGATCACCTTTCCATTTGATATAGGTATATAACTTGCAAGTCCTCTCTTCTTCTTTCCGATCTAAAGGTCCTTCTGGATCAAGGATTCCCTTTAACTCATCTTCTTCTTCCTCTTTCAACATTTCTAAAACCTTTTCAGGCAATGAATAATAAGGAAGCTCTTCACATGTAATACATTCCAATGGATTACCCATTGAATCTCTAAACATCACATAACGATTGAGATGAAAAACTCTTAATCCTTCAGGAGAAACATATAAAAGAGCATTACCAGCAATGACCAAATGTAATAACGCCTCATGGAAAACCACGCGATCATTACTTGCTTCAATCTCTCGAAGAACCAATCGCTCAATCTTGCTTAACGCCTCCTCAAATTGAGCTTTCTCCTCTGGAGGCACGCCTTGCTTTACAAGTTCTGCATCATCTAGCGAGAACCTGAAGAACTGTTGCGTTGGAGGCAGCAATGCAAGAAGCATTCTGCTCGCCAGGTTGAGACAACCGCGTGCCCCGATTCCATTCCAAGGCACTGAATAAGTATCTTTATTGTTTGCTCCAGGATCATTACTCGCAGGAACAATATATGGAATCGTCAGACGAGCTGATGTCCTTGCTCTTTCAAGGTGATAATTTCTATCACTCTCTCCAGCTCTATACCGTTGTTCAGCAGTTGGCATAATTTACACCGAGTAATTGGTTCCAGCACCAGCACCTGACTGGCCTCCACCTAAACGCAAACCAGCAGTTGTGCTACGTGGTCTAGGTGTTCTTCCTTTTTTCTTAGATACCTGTGCAGTAGGAGCTTTTTTCGATTTCTGAGCCAATATCTTTAAAGAATTAGTGACTGCCTGACCACTAGCACGAGCCCTACCTCTTTTTGCTTTTTGTTCAGCTCTTAAACCAACGACTAACTCTTCTTGAGCTTTTTGTTGTTGAACAAGTCTTAATTCTTGTGCTTGTAGTGTGGCTTTTTGTTGTGCAAGAAGTGCTTCTCTTTCTTTAGCAAGACGATTTAATTCCTCTTGTTTTGCCTTCGCCTCTGCATCAGCTTGAGCTTGAGCTGCCTGATATGCTGCTTTTGCTTCGTTCTCTGCTGCAGTAATACCAGTAACGTCTTTTATTGTATTTTCAACCTTCTCAGCAGTCCAATCAACAACATCATCAACAACACCAACGAGAGGGCCCATAACATTTTCGTTTACAGCACCTACTACACCTTGCGTTACATCTTTACCAACATTAAGGGTTCCAGTTATACCACTAGAAACAGCTCCACCCACTTCACTTCCAACATCTAAAGCAATATCAGTGAGAGGCTTGGCGACATCAGCAGCAGTGTCAACAACGTCGTCAACAGCACCAATAACAGGACTAACAACTTCGTTTACCGCTTTTACACCACCCTGCACAGTGTCTTTTACGAAATTCACAATAGTTTTAGGGCACATAATTAAACTCCGTAATTAGTACCTGCACCTGCAGAAGCAACAAGACCAGCCCTATTGATTTTCAGGTTGGACTTCTCTTTCTTCTTCTTGGTAACTGCTGCAGTTGTTTGAGATCCTTCAACCTCTCCCTCAGTCATCTGAGTAGAAGCTGCATAAGCACCTGTTTGTCGTGCAGCCATAGCAGCTTGAGCAGCAGCAGAATCTTTTGCAAGCCTGTCTTTTAGAGCTGCTGTTTCAGTATTTGCTAAATCAATTTGCTCTTGAAGTTTCGTATCGAAATCAGTTTGTTGCTGAGTAATACGAGCTTCATAATCATCTAAAGCCTTCTGATTATTAGCAATGTCCTCATCACTTGGACCTTGATAAACAATGTCAGGCATTTTAATGTTGCGACCAAAGCACATGATTAAACCTCCTAATAAGTTTTGCTAAGGGTGAGCTGAGTTCCAGAACCTTTGCCCCCTTTACTTGCAGTTGCTCTACCAATTCGTAAACCAGATTTACCTTTTCCTCTTAACCCTCTAGCTTTTGCACCAATAACAGGAGCTTGAGCATGTTTTTCTGGAGGAGGAGGCCCAATAACTTGTGCTAAACGCATCGCTTGAGCATTTGTATTTTCAGCCCATTGCTTCTGAACACTCGTCAATTCTTCTAACGTGGATTGTTTTTCCTTAAGTGCAGTATTCAACTGTTGCTGAACAAGTTTGGTATTACCTTCGATTGTTCTATCAATCGCATCTTTTTGTAGTTGGAACTGCTTGTCGTACGCGCTGTAATCAGGTTTTGTAATAGTTGCAGCACTACCACCTCCTCCAAAACACATCAGATCACCTCCATAGACAAAACATCTTCTTGTTGTTCTTCGTATTTACTACGAAGCCAACGAACAACAGAAGCCTGGCCAGCTTTAAACCAAACTTCATCTCCCGACTGACCTAAATCAGGACATTGATCAG